AGATCAAATGGACCAAAGGATCTTAAAAGCAGAGTTAGGAAAAACTCTTAGCGAAGGTGATCTAATAGCTTTAAAAACAGAGAGGGAAGTTCTTAACGCTAATGTGGGTCTTAGAAATAAAACTCTTGATGTTGTAGCTAACATGTCTAAAGCAAGTAAAGAGCTGACTTTTAAAGAAAAAGCTTCAAAAGAACTCCAAGAGTTAATAGCAGAAGCTTCAAAAAAGACGAATTTTACACAAACAGAAAGATCAAATCTAATAGCTAAAACGAATAAGCTACTTGAAGAGAGTGACAAAAGTATTAAAGACACACTAGGTAAAGAAATAGATTCTTTAAAAGTATCCAAGGAAACTACAGCAGATACGATTAAGAGACTTGAAGCATTGGGTCTTATCAAGGAGAAAGTATCTGCAATCAATCAACTAACAAATTCTTTAGATATTAAAGCAAAAGGTAGATTTAGGAAGGAATCTTTTGATGAGTCTGAAAGTGCTGCAAGAGCTATTTCAGGAAGGGAATTAAATAGATTAAATAGAAGTAGGGGAGCGCAAACTACATTAGGAGGGGAGCGATTAGCTAAGCAAGCTGCTAGAGATGCTGTTCTAGATTCTAGAAGCAACGCTACGATTCAATCTGCAAATTTAAAAAACAGACAAAAAGATGGAGCAACAAATCTAATTGAAAAACTTCTAAGTGATGCTGCTATAGGTAAATTAGCTGAAGACAAAAGATTCGATCAAGGTTCATTTGTGTCTGCTGGAAACGTAGTTGATCAGTTAGGGACGGGCATACTAAAAGAAGCGCAAAATCTTGCTTTAAATGAACAAGATCGAGCTGAGATTGGTGAATTTATTCAACAAATAGAGGACCAAAACTCTGCTCTAAAAAGACAATCTGAAGCGACAATTAAAAACGCTGAAGCTAATGAGAAAGCAGCTGGTTTTTTTCAACAAAGTGCTGCTCAATTATCTCAAGATCTAGCTACTGAATTAAGAAGAGGCGCTAAGAAGGGAGCCATAGACGCTAAAATGGTTGTTGACCCTGCTGAAAGAAAAAAAGCTCTTTTAAGTGAACGGAGTCGTGGCGCTAGAGCTAATGCTATAGCCAATCAAAACTTCGAAGAATTCAGAAGACTTGTCGAAGAAGATCAATTCTCTGGTAAATTGATAGATGCTTCAGCTCAGTTTGCTCAAAACATAGGGGATGCTATGATCCAAGCAATAGCTCAAGGTAAAAGTTTAAGCGATCTACTTCTGGGAGCAGCCTCTGGCTTCTTTAACACTTTATCCCAAGCCTTTATGCAAAAGGCTGTCGGTAATATAATGTCTGGATTTAATGCGGGAGGGAAAGTGAGAGGAGGTTCTGGGAATCGTGACGATGTTCCCGCTCTACTTACTGGTGGTGAATTCGTGATGAAGAAAAGTTCTGTGAATAAATACGGCTCTTCTTTCATGGCATCTTTAAATGCTGGAGAGATTCCAGCTATGGCGAGAGGAGGTTTGTTTACTCCAGGAACTTATGGACAAGAAGAAATAAAAGGGAAAAGTAATTTGCTTGATTTCGCTACACAGTCTCACACTACTGGAGCTTTTGATAAATTTAGGTCGGGATCAGGATTTGCGTCTGTTAATTTAGAACCTCAAAGTGCTGCTCTTACTATGTTTGGTAGGAGAAATAGCCCAGCATTCCAGAGGGAGCAAGAATCTAAGGAAGAAGCGTTTGGTTTATTCACTCAACAAGCCAATAAAGATAAAGAACTTAAAGAGCAAAAAAAACAAGCTACAAAGGGTCTGCTAGGTTCTATCGCTTCGTCCTTATTCGCTTTTGGATTTAGCAGTCTTACAGACAAGTTCAGTAAGAATGCTACTGGAGGGGCTATACCTAATGCGGCTGGAGTAGACACGGTTCCTTCTATGTTATCTGGCGGTGAGTTTGTTATGAACGCTGCTGCGACTCAGAAGATAGGCAGAGGCAATCTTAACGCTTTAAATTCAGGGGCAGGTGGAGGCTCTGGAGACGTAGTAAGTAAACTTGATGAACTTATATCTGTTTCTGATAACACTGGAGAGACCGTGATTAATATCACCGTTAACTCTGATGGGTCATCTGATTCTCAAGGGAACGGCGATGACCAACAGAAATCATTAGCGACCAAAATAAAGGACGTAGTCAAACAAGTTATAGATGACGAGAAGAGGTTGGGGGGATCACTAAGACAATCTAGAGCATAATGTACGGAACAACGCTAAATTACGACTCTCACTTCTTCTTATCTGGAGTCAATCCAGATATAGGAGTCAAAGAGCTTTCTGGAGTTAATTCTCTAGACATAGGATATCAGAATGCTTCTAGCATAACTAAACCATTGGGTTCTGTTCATGGAGTAACTACTGTAGCGGGAGCTACTAGCCAGACTTTATCTTTATCTAGGTCTTTGATTTACCAAGACCCACTCTTATCGATGACTGGATCATCTAGCGTGGTAAGTGCTAGTTTTAATTATAATAATAATTCTGCTTATGGTTTTGAGAGTGGTTATTTAACCTCTTACTCCGTTAATTGCGCTGTCGGGTCAGTCCCTAAAGTTAATGCTTCTTTGGTCGTATATGATGAAATGAAAAGTGGCACAAATATATCTGGATCTTCGATCCCGCCGACAATAGATATACCGAGCCAAGGATCTATAACTGCTACATGTGATCATAGTACGACTAATAGAGTATTAGGTTTTGATTATTCTTTGTCTATACAAAAGATTCCATACTATACTATAGGATCAGAAACCCCTGTGGAAGTAAAACATATAAACCCGATAGAGTATTCGGCGGCTGTCCAGATAGATGTTGATGATATCTTTTTAGCGAGTGGCTTTAGTTTCTTCGAAGAGGGCAGGTCAGACAAGAATCTATCTTTTTCTGTTAAAGGGAGAGGTGGAAATAATTTACAAACATTGACTGTTCCAAACGCTTCTTTAGTATCTGAACAACTTAATGCTTCCGCTGACGGATCGGTGAGACTAACCCTTAACTATATTGGACACTCATGAGTGAAGACTTATTTTATAACAGAGATCGTAACATTAGTGGAATAGCTTCGCCATCAGAACTTTCTGATCTTAGTCTCACACCAGTTTATGGATCTACAGTAGAATTTCAGGCTAATAATCATAGTTATATTACTGATGATTTTTATTATAATTTAATACCTTTTTCTGTAGATAGTTTGGTGGCAAGATTTGCTTTGAAATACGAAGTTAATGAAACCAATGCTAGAAAACTTGCTAACTTTTTTGAAGCTCAATCGGGGCATTTACCAATAGAGTTCACCCCAGATAACTCAGGAATATATAAAACGGTCAGTGGATTTTGTGATAATTATGCAATTAATTTTATTAATAATCAACACTTCGAAGTAGCGACCAGCTTAACAGTAGACCGTGCGCCGACTTTACTCAAATGGTCTGGAATGGGATGCTTCCCAAACTTAACGTTCGATGATTATAATTACTCTACTTCTTACGAGGAGTATGACATCGCATATACAGGAATAAACCAGAACAAGTTGGATAATTTCTACTACTGCACTGGGGATCATAATTCTACAGCATCGAATTCTCCTACAGGGGCGGATTCGATGTGGACTCAAGATTTCTTTTTCGAACCTGATATTGGGACTCAAAACAATGTCGAAATTAAAGCCGATAAATTAACATACAAAAACTCTTTCACTCAGAGATTGAAGACTAATGATAATATTGCAACATTTGATATGAGTTATAGCTTTAATAATATACCTGACAAGCAGTTGAAAACTATGATCCATTTCTTGGAAAATAAAGGTGGTTATCGTAGATTTAAACATCAAATACCTTCTGTTTATAACAGACCTAAAGTCTACTATAGTCCGAAGTGGACACACACATGGAACTACGTTAATTCTAATACGTTAAGTGTAGAGCTAAAAGAAGACCCTATGGGTGTAATTCCAACAGGAACTTAATATGTCTAGAAATATAATAAAAAGTAATAATGCGATTATAGCAGCTCAAGCTGCTACTACAGCTTTTTCTACTTATAACAAGATCCTCAAACTGCATAAAATAGCTCAGACTTTTAATTACTCAATTGATTATTCTAGGCAGCAATCAAAACAAATTGGTTCTCAAGAATTAGCGACTAATGAAATATATAATCAGCCAGATGTATCTTTGAATATCAGCTATATACCTGAGCCTAACTTTTCTAATGAAGTGCAGGGAAGATTTTTAAATTCTACCCCTAAAGATGAATTTAAGAATATGTTTGATGCTGGTGACTCTGAAGACTCGATTAACTTTTATGTTTTAGTGAGCGAAAACCAAGAAGATTCTTTCGTAGATTCTATCCCTTTCGATACTTTAGCTAGTTTCTCTGGAGATGATGCTATTGCTTTCGGAAATTGTTTCCCAGAATCCTACAGTTTAAGCTACGCTGTAGGAGATCTTCCTAAAGTAAATACTTCTTATATTTGCTCCAATGTGGTATTTGATAATTTGACGGGTACTTCGATGGAGATGCCAGCCATAAATATGACAGGAGGTAATAATGATAATGTAGGTAGATGTTCGTTCGGCTTTACTAAAGATTTATCCACTTCTGCTTTAGAAAAGTCCCCTCCAATTGTCAACCCTACCAATTCTGGTAGTGATATCACATTACAGAATCTACAAGTAGGAGGACAAGAAATATCAGGTAAACATCTAGTCCAATCTGTAAATATGAACGTATCCATGCCAAGGGTTTCTGCTTATGGACTAGGCAATGACTACGCCTTTGGAAGGAAAAGGCAGTTCCCAGCCAACGGTACATTTTCTGTTTCTTCTCAGGTCTCTGGATTTGAGAGCGGAGCTATGACTGGTGTTTTAGATTCTGACCAGCTTTATCAATTTGATTTGACTTTAGAAGCAAGTGGTAAGACTATGATTTATAGAATAGAAGATGCCAAATTAGGTTCTTCTAACTACTCTATGGATATCAATGGCAGAATGAATTTTGACGCGAATTTCACCTTCCAAGTCACTCAAAATAAAGGTCTCAAACTGAGCGGAACTTATTATTAGTCGTAATCAACGTTTACTTGATTACTCTGATCCCCTTTTTCTTTAATTCTATTTGGATGATCTGTCCCATTC